CGCCGGCACAATGCCAGGCGACACGGAGAGACGCTCGACGTCATCGGAGACGACACTCGAGCCGGTGATCGTGTGGAAGCTCTGGGTCCCGTCGGTCCGCAGGATCCGGATGTCCGAGCGCGGCGTCACGGATCCGACGAAGTCGGTGAAGCCGTAGTTCGGGAAGTCGATCGCGGCGCCGCCCGAGCCGATGTCGACGAGCGGCTTGAAGTCGGTCCGCCCGGTCGGGATGTAGAACGCCAGGCGCGAGCCGGCGAGGAAGTGGGCGAGCTGGCGCCAGTCCCAGGTCTCCGCCTCGCTCTTCGCCTCGAAGCCGAACTGGTAGAGCGGCTTGCCCTTGCCCCAGGTCGAGACCTGGATCGGCGGCCCGGTCTCTGGATCGAGGACTTCGATCCGCCGGCGGTTGCCCTCGCCGATCGTCCGCCCCGACATGAAGTTCAAGCCGTCGAGGACCGGCTTCGAGACCGTCTGGCCGACGCCCTGGAAGCTCGAGAACGCGGCCGAGTCGGAGAGGTCGATGTTGTCCAGGGTGACGAACTCGATCACGTAGTCGGACGGCCCGACGGCGAAGCGGGTGTTGTTGAGCTGGGGCCGCGTGAAGGCGGTCCGGATCGGGAGGACGACCGTGTTGACTCCGTCGAAGGCTCGCGAGACGCCGGTCTTGAGCGTGATGTCGGAGGCCGTGAGCGACAAGATCTCGAGCGCCTCCTGGTTGAAGGCGTCGTCGAAGATCATGACCAGGCCGTCGACCCGGAAGTCCGCGTTCGTCGTGTCGACCTGGACCAGTGTGTCGTTGATGGCGAGCGGCGCGTCGAGCTCCCGAGACTCCCACCAAATCGGAACGCCGAACACGCGGGCTTGCCAGTCGAAGAGGATCGCGTTGATCGCGTCGCGCTCCCTGGAGTCGGCGACCCGGATCTTCATCCCGATCGTCTGGCGCGGTGCTTCGCGTAGCTTGATCCGTTGCTCGCTCCCGTCATCGAGCCGGATGATGTCGGTCTTGAAGCCGAGGACCTCGGTGACGGGCGTCTGGGGCCGGAACTGGAAGACCGTGATCCGGTTCCCGGTGACGGCGACCTCGAAGGTCGCGGCGGTCGGCGCGGAGAAGGTGAAGTCGAGGGTCCCGGAGATCGACGGCGGGCCCGCGGTCGTGACCTGGACGTCCGCGATGAAGGAGTCGAAGGACTCGATCACGAGCGGAAGGCCTGGGAGGTTCGTGACCGTCACGCCGGCGCCGGCATTGTTGACGAAGGTCGTCCAGGTCACGGGCTCCCGTGGCCGGCGGAAGGCGTTGAAGAGCTCGATCGTCCGGATCTGGGTCGTGAGGATGTTCCCGAGGTTGAGCTGGCCGGGGAAGACGTGGCACTTCTCGAACCACTCCTGGCCGACGCCCATCGCCAGGCCGCCGGGATTTTCGGCCTCGAGGATCGTCGCGTGGTCGGCCTGGACGGCGGCGACGCCGACGCCTCGCGTGAGGAACGAGCTCTCGTTCGCGGCGCGGACGCCGAAGCTCGAGAAGGCGAACGAGGCCGAGCCGTCGCCGAAACCCTTGAGGAAGCTCCCGGAGCGCGAGCCGTCCGAGATCCCCTCCTCGCCGGCGGGCGCTCGAGCGTAGGGGATCGGCGCGTTCGGCGGGTCCCAGTATGGCGTCGTCCCGCGGTCGACGATGAATAGCCGGTTCGCCGCGACGCCCGTCTGGTCCTCGAGGCCGATCTGAGGCGTCCGAGTTGTCGCAAAGTTCGCCACGTCTTAGGCCGTCTCTTGACGATAGGCGAGGCCCGCGTTCGCCGACTCCTCGGTGTCGGTGAGAAGGAACTGTTTCCGGACCCAGGGGAAGACGAACCAGGTCTCGCCGGCGATCGTGAAGGTCTCGCCGGGGTCGATGTTCGCCATGTTGACCTGGCGGATGTCCGGATGTGATCCGAGGATCCTCATCGTGTCGGGGGTCGGCGCGGTGTCTCTGACCAGGTAGACGAGCGGGATCATGGGCTTGAAGGCCGAGAGGACCGAGATCGGGAACATCGCCATATGTTGAGCGACGAAGCCGCCGCGGAAGGATCCCTGGATCGGCATCCGATCGAAGGCCTCGCGGTCGGTGCCGTTCGGGAAGGCCGTCCCAAAGCCGACGACGCCCCACTTGTCGCTCCCGCCTTGTTCTGGGAAGCCGGCGATCTTCATCGTCGCGGAGAAGTTGAGCGCGTTCTGGTTGCCGTTGTCCATGCCGAAATTGTGGAAGCCCGAGTTCGCGTCGTCGATGTTGCTCGCGCTCTGGTTCCAGTGATGCCCATACGCATATTCGCCGCCGGTCCAGTCGCCGACCTTCTCGATCTCGCCGAAGCCGAAATGGCGGAAGCGGCCGGCGTCGACCTCGACGACTACATGGACATAAGCCGGGCCGGAGTCTTGCTCGAAGAACCAGTAGGCCGTATGCGGGCCGGCGAAGATGTTGACGTCGCGCTCGGTGTCGAAGTTCCCGGCGGTCGCGCTCTCGGCGCCGACGTTCGAGTCGCCGGTCGAGAGCCAGACCGAGGTCGAGTCGTCGTTCGACGTGTTCTGGTAGATCGCCAGCGTCCCGCCGTCGGTCGCGTCGGTCCACTGGAAGGCGACGAAGATCGAGTTCTTCGAGAAGCCGGCGCGACCAGGATCGCCGGCGGTGAAGAAGTCCTGGGTCCAGCCGTTCGCCGTGAGGAACGTCGAGAGGATGCTCATGAGGTTGTCGATCGAAGTCGAGGTCGCGGTCTGGAAGGCCATGTTCTCAAGTCCTCTTGATGGCGAAGAACGCCCAGACGTCCGTCCGGTTGCATTGTTGGAAGATGATGTAGACGTCGCCGTTCGCGTCCGTGAGCGTGTCCTCGGAGACGGCGCCGATCCCGATCGTGTAGACCGGGTGGACGTCGATGAGCTCGCCGAGGAAGACCTGGCTCGGCCTCATCTGGTAGATCACCGTCGGGAGGAGGAACTGGATGTCGCCGCCCGAGTCGGGTGTCGGCTGGAGGCGATGACCCGGCGCACTGAGTCCGGACTGGGGGAAGATCGCGCCGGCGCCCTGGTTTCCCTCGTTGATGAAGTTGAAGCGGTTGATCGTGGCGACGTCGGTGTCGTTCGGGTTCAAGGTTCCCATCGGCCAGATCACGCGCTCGCGTTCCTGGCTTCGGCTTGAGGTCCCGTTCGTGGTCGAGTTTTGCATTACATACCATTGACCGTCGACCTCGCGGATCGCGCCAGGACCCGACTCGTCGGTCGTCAAGGCGATCGGGTCGACCATGCCGGAGAGCGAAAAGCCGGACGTCCCGAACGGGTTCGTCCTCACGGTCGAGCATCCGAGGATCATGAGCGGGTAGGGATACTCGGCCGGCGTCGCGAAGGTGTTGATGAAGCCGGCGTAGATGTTCGTATAGGACGAGCCCGACTTGAAGATGCCCTTCACGTGGAAGGAGTCGATGACGAACCAGTAGTCGATGATGCCGTTGTTGAGCGGCGTGTAGAGGGCGTCGGTTGCCGGGATCGCCTTCGAGCTGCCCGGCTGGAGCTCGAACGGGTCGCCGGTGCTGAATCCAGTATTCCCGATCAGCTCCCAGGAGAACGTCCCGCTCCCGCCGTCTCGGTTCGTCTGGAAGCCGATGAAGATCTCGTCGGAGCCGGATCCGTCGCCACGGACCAGGAGCTCGCGCTCGGGCCCGCCGCCGACCAGGGCCGAACGGTCGACGGTCCAGCCGGTCGAGAGGATCGTCGTGTCGACTGTGAGGTTGATCCCGGTCGAGGCGCCGAGCGCGGTCGTCGTTGCCGCGACGCCAGGGTTCACGCTATAGGCGCCGCCGTTGAAGATCCGGATCGAGCTCGGGATCCCGCCGGCCTCGACCAGGATCTCGCCGGTTGCGTTGAGGCCGGCGATCACGGTCCCGCCGTTGATGTCGAACAGATCGCCGACCGCCCAGCCAGTCCCCGCGACATTGATCGCCAGCGAGTCGACGTGCGAGTTCGCCATGAGGGCCTCGAGGTCCTGGATGAGGTCGATGTAGTCGGTCGCCTGGGCCTGGTGAAACATGACTCGCTCCTATCCGAGGATCCGCCGGACCTGGTCCGGGTTCCTCTGGATGATGTTGATGACTTCCTCCTCGCCTTCGGCGGTCCGGAGACCGGCCGGAATGTCGGCCGGATCGGTGACGTTGACGATGTTGACCGTCGGGGCGCCCTGGGCGTCCTGGTTGATGTTGATGTTCGGGGTGATCTGGCCGGATCCGGGCGGAGAGAAGAGCTCGGGCCCGCGTTCGCCGACCAGGATCGAGCGGCCTCCCATGACCGAGCCGCCGGACGCGAAGCCGCCGCCAAAGAGTCCGCCGACGAACTGGAGGAAGCCGCCCGCGCCGCCGCCGGCCGAGCCGAAGTCCTGGAGGATCTTGAAGATCTCGGAGGCCAGGGCGTCGGCCGCGAGTTGCTGGAGGACCTGGGCGAACTTGAACGGGAGCTCATCCAGGCCTTCGGATAGGGGATCCGCCAGGAAGCCCGAGAGCGTTCGCTGGGCGCTCTTGCCGACCTCCTCGAAGAAGCCCTGGAAGGTGAGGATCTGGGCCGCGAGCGCGTCCTTCTCGTCCGCGAGTTGCTCGGTGAGCGCCCGGATGCTGGCGGCTTGCTCGACGGTTGCGCCGGCGGCCAGGGCGCGGACCTCCGCATTGAGGGCGAGCGCCTCGTTGTCCGCGCCGAGGAGTTCGATCTCCGTCTCGAGGGCTTCGATCTGGTCGTCGAAGGCCTCCTTGATCTCGCTCGATTCGATCTCCTCGCGGAGGAGTCGCTGGTTCGCGATCGACTCCTCGGAGAACTCACGGAAGGCGCGGCGGAGTTCGTCGACTTCGTCGGTCGGGATGAGGTCGCCGAAGATCTCGCTCTCGGCCGCCGCGAGCGTGAGGTCCTCGCGGAAGCGTCTGATCGCTTCGCCCGCCTCGTCGCCCTTGTCCCTGGTGAGGCCGAGCTCGACTTCGGCGTTCTCGAGGCCGGTGATGAACTCGTTCATCGCCTCCGAGGCCTCGGTGATGTCTTCGGCGGCGTTCGTCGCGATCGGGATGAGGAACTCCTGGCCGGCCGTTGCGCCTGGGGCGAAGGTCTCACGGTTCGCCAGGCGATCGGAGAACTCCAGGAAGCGCGCCTCGATGATAGCCAGGTCGGCGTCGATCTCCGCCCGCGCGCCGATCGCCTGGTCGACCAAGCGTTCGCCCGTTCCGGAGAAGCCGATGTTCTCGAGGATCACGCCGGTCGTCCCGACGACATCGGCGACGAAGCCGGCGAGCCTGGTGTCGAGGTTGCCGAGGAAGTCGAAGATCGCCCGGCCGCCGATGATGACGGCGTCGACCGTGGTCTCGGCCCAGGCGACGATCGCCTCGGCGTTGTCATCCAGGAAGCCCGAGAACTCCTGGATCGCGACCGAGATCGCGCCGGTCACGCCGGTCGCCTGGTCGGCCTCACCGATGAGCCGCTGGAAGCTATTCGAGAGGAGCGTGTTCGCCTGGGAGATCGTCGGGATCGACTTCGCGAAGGTCTCCTCGAGGGACTCGCCGCCCTTGAGGATCGCCTGGAAGAAGTCCTCGCTCGTGACCTTGCCCTCGACGACCAGGTTCCGGAGCTTGCCGACGGATCCGGCCGCGGCATCAAGACCACGGGCGGCGGCCTGGGCGATCGGGAACGCGCCCTCGAGGATCGAGTTGAACTCCTCGGCGCGGACGATGCCGCTCGAGAAGCTCTGGGAAAGTTGTCGAAGCGCGCCGGAGGCCTCGGAGGCCGCTCCGCCCTGGATCGCGAGCGCCTGGCCCGTGACCTTGACCAGGCGGAAGAGCTCCTCCTCGGAGGCGCCGAGCTCGTCGGCGGCGATCGAGGCTCGAGTGAAGAGCTCGACGGTCGCCTCGAACTCCTGGCGGGTGTCCTGGGCGATGTCGAAGAGGCGCGCGTTCGCGTTCGTGAGCTCCTCGGTGCTATCTGTGACGATCCGGAGGCGGTTCTGGACCTGTTGGTAGGCGTCGGCCGTTCGGAGGATCTGGCGGACGCCCAGGGCGGCCAGGAGGCCGACGGCGGCCCTCGCGGCAAAACGGAAGCCGCGGCCGAGCTTCTGGGAGCGGCCCTCGAGGTTGCCGAGAGCCTTCCCGGCCCGACGGCCTCCGGACTCGACGCCCGAGGAGTCCATGACGACGCGGATGACGCGGTCGGTCATGACTTACCTCCGGCGACCCGGCGACGCTCTTCGGCGGCGGCTTCGGCCTGGGCGGCTTCGGCCTTGTCAGTCCCGGCCCAGTGTCGGACGAGGACCTTGTCGACCTTCCAGACGATCCGCTTCACGACGTCGGGGTCGAGCCCATAGGCCCGGCAATAGTCGACGATCGCGGTGATCGGGATCGGTCCTCGAGGACTTCGGCGTTCGCCCTGGAGGTCCTGGTAGGCCTCCCAATAGACGAAGAAGCGCGGCTCGATGTCGGGCGGCTCGGCCACGTGTTCGGGCGGTTGCAAGCCGCGCGCCTTGTAGGCGCGGACGATTGTCTCCGAGACTTCCTCGTCCCCGATCCGGAGCTGGTGATCGAGAACGTCTAGGAGTTTCCCGCGGCGGCTTCCTCGTGTTCGGCGCGGAAGTGGGACCACTGGATCGCGACGCGCTGGATCGCCTGGAAGAACTTCG